ACTATCGGCAAGCCCCAGCGTTTGGCAGGTGCTGGCATATAGTTACATGCGCCATTTGAATTGATTGCCAGTTTTTAGCGTGTCCGACACACGCCCCTGAAACAAAGAACGAATACATACCGTCTATACCAGTCACCCCCCCAAGTTGCCGTATTTCCGGCTGTAAATACAAATGTAAAACAATTTCCAAAATATCCAAACTATACACAAACTTTTTTCTAATCTTTTAAAAATCCGAACCAAATTATTCAAGAGAAGGGCTTGAGGTGGAGGGAGGCAAGAAAGTGTTTCTCCCCCTCCCCAAAGGTAGAGAAACAATCCTTGCACAATCATTCAGTCGAATGGGAATCGGAGTATGGTATGGCAGATAGGGGAAAGTGTTTCGTCCGCGCCTATCATTTATTAAGGAAATAAAAATAACATCAGACCTTACGCACAGTAATCTTTATGCTCATTTTCAACCAATATCAGCGTAGAGGTGTGTATTGGTAAAATCAACTTGTGTTAGGTTGGATATGGAACATAAAAAAACCTTTAGCCCTTTCGCGGACAGGCTACTCGGGTTAAAGGCTTTTGCTTTATCTTTGTTTGCTTTCTGTCCAAAGCATTATCAATTATCAGAACGTACTGCAAATTTAAGAAAGCGTTTCCATATTTCCAAATGCCAAGGCAAAAATTATTTCCGGGCATTGGGGGAAATATCCACGTTTGATTCTTGTTCTATCTAAAAAACAAAAGCGCCAAGATCCCTCTGGGCGCTCCCTTAACCAAAAACCATGATTCTTATTGTGGCCGCTCCATACTATTTAGCATTATTTCGCGCCTAAAGTTGTTTTCTTCATTTGAATTGTTCAATTCATTCTTAGCCAACATCTCGTCAATTCTATCCTTTTTCTTCACTGTTTGCTCATCTTCTTTGTGGTCTAACTTCATGGCCGTTACTTCCACGTTTGAACTCTTATTTATTTCAGCAACTTGCGTACTGGCGGCAGCTTTTATCTTCTCCCTCAAATTCTTGTTCTCTTCCATCATTTGTGCCATTTGCTGTTGCATAGCCGCCCCTTCCTGTGCCGCTTGTGCCGATTGCTCTCTAAATTTACGCATTGCCTCAATGCCTTTCTCAAATACTCTTTCCGCCTCTTTTGCGCTTGTGGTGTTCATCATTTTTATCAATGCAAGTGCTAAATCGGGGTCGTTTGCAATAGGCATAAGGCTATTTGCCATGTTTTCAATTTTGGCCTTAATTACTTCATCATTGGCACCGTTTTCAATGAATATGCCATATCGCTGTAAATGCCACTCCGATTCTTTCATCAGATTAAGCAATTCCATTCCCTTTTCCCCCAAGAAGTATTTTACTATGTCCTTGCCGCCCCAAGAACGCTGCATCTGTTCGCACAGTTTTTCTAATGTCATGCCCAATACGGTATAGTATGTGGAGAAGTACGGTTGTGTTGCCATAGCCGAGGCCATATTGCTCTGTTCCATTTGGCCAAGTCCCGTATCGGATTTTATTTCACCCCTTCTTGCTCCGGTAATACCTGTTATTTGCGCAATGTTTTGGTCAAGGAATCCAATGAATCGGATAAGGTCGGTAATGGCACTTGATAACCCTAAGTCAAGCACTTCTGGTTTATTTAGATTTTTGGCCCCTCCAACTCCCTGCAATTGCATATCTCCCTCTTTGGCACTGTTGTATCGGTAGATGGAATAAACTTTCATGTTGTATGCGTTATCCGCATCATCGCTTTCGTTGGCCTCGTCCACGCAAAGTATTTTCCCCTGCACTTGTGCCATTAATCGCTCTATTGCATAAAACACTTGTATGCGCAAACTTTCAAACGGCTGTATTAGCTGAACTAAAGATGGATTGGGGTCAACTATCCCAACAAAGTTTAGTGTCTTTTTTTCAAGGTAATCGCCAACAATGTGTTGCCCGGGTACCGGACGCAATTGATAAAATTTCCCGTTGCCATATCTGTACCCTTCCCATATTTCTTCAACAAACCGATATTCGTAGGTGGCATTTTCATCGTTGTCGTTATCACTAACGTACATGATGTGCGGGTTGTCGGCATCGTACTTGTTTTCAATTATCTTAACTCGAACTCTTTTGGTAGCCCTAAAGTTAAATCTCCAACAATGCAAATAAAGATATTGCACCCGGCTCTTCATCTTTACTTCAAAACAACCATGCCTAAGCATTAGTTCGGCACCAAGCATACCACCTTGGTAGTTGAACGCAAGAGAACGCAATTCTTCAACTGCATCCGCACTTAGTTCGGGCATCATATCAATAAGGTCTTGCGGTGTAGCAGCAAAGTATCTCCCTGCCGCCATCCCATGATGAATAAATGGCGAATTGGGATTTAGTATGTAGAAAAGGTCGCGGCTGTCAACAGGTGTTATATTCGGGTCAGCAATGTCATCCCACACTTCAAAACACATCTTTGCTGTGATTATGTAGTTGCGCAAGCCCATGTGAGAAAATTTGTGGCGTAAAGCTAAGTCAGGTTTGCGCATCAAGTAATCTAACCCGCGCTTAATCATTACCTCTTCGTCTATTTGGTAGTTCGAAAAGTTTAGTTCTTCAAATTGCGGCTGTTCTATACTCCATTCATCGCCATCCTCTAACGAAGTACCAAACACTTTGTTTACTTCGGCCTTTTGCCTTGCGTATTTGGTAATCATTTCCGCCATTTCAGCAGAGTATTTGTCCAACTTTGCGTTTACAGCATCGGAGTTAATTACCGATACGGAGTATTTTATGCCGGTTGCATCCGCCTCCCCAACTATTCTGTTTACAATGGCCGGGCATTGGTTTACTTGTCTCAAATATGCGGGCAATGCTTTCCCCATTGTGCCGGCATATAGTTCGGTGATGTGAGAAAACTCGCCTTGGCCAACCCTTGCATTGGCATACGAGTAAAGGTATTCGTCTTGACCTATAAGGTTGGTGCGCCCGTAGTTAATGCAGGCATTGGCAAATTGCACCGCCCACTCCCATTGTGGGTTTTCAGAGTACATTTCTTCTTTTTGCCTTTCAAGTTCCTGTATCTTTTTGGTAACAGTATTCCAAGCCTTTGACTTTTCGCCCTGTTTTGACTTTATGTCTTTTAGTTTGGCGTACTGAATAGAAAGTTTGCCATCTATTTTCTTAACTTCTTCGGCTAACTTTTCCAATGGTACCGTTGCCGCAGGGACAATGTGGTCGGGGAATGCAATAAATGTATCGGGATTAGTTACGGGTTGCATAGGTATATTTTCGGTAATCTGATTCTGATTTTACTACTCTTAAAACCCCACCATCGTTTACTAAGAAACGCTGTGCTTTGGGCTTGGCTTTTATTTTGGCTCTTTCGTTTTCTACGGCTTTTACCTTAATCATTTCTTTGCTCAACAAAATAGCCCATTTGTAGGCATCCGCTAAGTCGGTGTTCCTTGTGCCAAAGTCCATTAATTCGGTAATCAACCTTACAAATACTTGGTTTGCAAAATTTGATTTTGTTTCTTCAATTGCATACGCCAAAGCAGGTGCCGCACCACTAATAGCCTTTACGCCCCACCGGTTTTGTGCTTTACTTCCTAACTCGGTTAGAATTGTTGGTCGCCATGCTAAAAACCTTGCCCCGCCATTTTCAATGAAATAGTCAAATATCATTGGGTTGATGTTTTCTATCAACGCCATGCTGTCGTAATGCAAGCATGTTAATAAGGCATCCTGAAAAAAGCTGTATATGGATGACGGGCGGTGCCTGTAAATGCACACTGGCAAGCCACTTAGTTCTTTCATGGACTGAAACGGCCTGTAAACTACAATCGCATTTTCTGAATTGCTATCTACTACTTCATCGTCTTTTACGGTATCTATCCCTATGCAGTCTTTTAAGTGCAAATTAGGGTTTGGAGGCAAATACATTTCCCACCTGCCGTTCCATGTAGGAACAAATTTGGTTTGTGGTGGATTGGTGCCGGCAATTAATTCTATGTTGCCCCTTGTAATAGCCGCTTGTATGTCTTTGTTTGTTTCAATCAGCCTACGTTGGTGCAGCAGTTCTTCAATAGGGAACGGGGAACTTGTAATGCGCAAAAACGCATCGTCCTCATTGCCCGGGTAGTTCTGCTTAAATTCAAGCAATCCGTTTCTATCGCCAATGTCTTCTAATACTTTAATCTTGTGCTTAAAATGCTGCTCGGCAATGTCAATTAGCGATTCGCCAGTTTCGGTGTCAATAGCACGTGCCTCGCCTATCTTTTCGCCCAATTTTACTATTTCGCCCTTTTCATCGTATTGGTCGCTGTATCTTGGTACCCATCCCCACAATGCTTTGTATCGTGGTATGAAGAACTTATTAAACCCTAATTGTTCGGCATTTTGCCAAATGTAGCACACATCGTTATAGCCGGCATGGGCCGCATTAGATGTACCGCCAACTATTTGAATACCGTATCGCTGGCCACCGTTCATTGTGTTTGCTTCGTTGGTGTCAATCAATGCTTTTAAGCAATCAATCTCCCCGGCTTCATCTATTATCCCTAATTTATAGCGGAATGATTTGGCAATGTCTTTTCTGGTTACTTTCAAAAATGCTATCCTATTGTTTGCCCCTTTCTGTGTGGTTTGGCCTGTCTCTTCATCCGATTCTTCATATCCGTAATGAAGTTCGTTCATGGTGTCTTTTAGGTATGGGTACATTCTCATGCAAGCTGGTAACTTGTTGAATGATGTGTCGTACTTAGCCCTAAAGTTCTCTTTGAACTTAACTTCTTCTCCTTTCGGGAACATGCACACCACCGTATTTTTGCGCTCAAACATCATTTCGCCCAAAGCAATAGCACTCATGTTGTACGAAAACGCCTTATCCCGGGCTTTCCACACAAACAAATTCTTTTTGTCTTTGAAACTTTGGTCAATAAGGTCGAATAGATCACACATTACGTCCACATGGTAAGGATGACTGTCGGTGGCGTAATTTCTGTCGTCAAGCGTTTCTACGGTGCAGAAATTTAGCAGAAAATAGTATCTGCCGGTTATCTTTTTACTACCAACCTGATACCCGTTCTGCCAATAATAACGCTGCTCAATTAGCCAATCTTCCCATTTTGAGGAATCTTTTGGCCAATCGGGCAGCCCGTTTCTTGGTATGGGCTGAAAAAGTGAGTAGTTAATACCTCATAGCTTTTAACACGCTGGTTTTTTAATTCCTATGCAAAGGTATTACAAATCTTGCATCATTTGGAATAGATACCCTAATGCTTGAAACTAAAAAGTCCATGACATAAGGGATGCCAATGCTTTTTTCGTATATTCCGGGAGAATACCCAAGTATTTCCCAAGCATCAAAAAATACTCTTTCTTGTACCGAATACACAATTGGTGTTATCACATTCTCTCGTTTAATGTCAACTGTTTGTTTCCTCTAACATGGCCCGATTTAGAATCTTTGCTTTGTAGCTTGTCAATTTCAGCACCACCCTTTAGCAAAGATGGCATTTTATCCAATACCGCTGCAAATTCTTTGGCACTATTTTCATCAAGACGTGGTGTGCTTTCAATAAACTCCGCGATTTTCTTCATGCCGTTTTGATGTGCAGCTTTAAACTTGTAGGATATGTTGTTGTCGCAAAACTGCTTGTACTTTTTTATTGCCGCTCCTACCTTTTGGCTCTTTACTAATTTCTTATCAAGCGATAGGCTTTCTACAATCGCCTCACCGCGCATCTCTTCTGGCATATTAAACCAAATGTTCTCTTCTGACGGGTCAACAAGGTACGCCACATACGCCATGTATGGATTCCCCAATTCTGTGTCATTTAAAACTTCGGCAAACTCCGGTACTGCCGATGCAAAATCGGTGTTTATCTTGATGGCATTGCGGTCTCGTTTAATGGGAATAATCATGTCGGTGTTTTAGCAAATGTACTTAATCGCAAAGATGCCGGCATAAAATAACAAATACGGAAGTATGATTTTTAACCACACTTCCGTATTCGTATAACTACTTGTGTTGCGTACTTCTTGCATCAACGGTTTTGCATCGTTTACATTGGTTGTTGCTAACTACTTTCGTAATTTGGCCAAACGGCTTTAGCTTCTTTGCTTTTGTGCCATAATCTGCCGATTTGCGTGTGTCGGGTGCTGCTTTCATAGGTTTATTTTTTAGCGCGAATAATCTTTACACCATTTTCCTCCAAATGCCGCTCAAGGTCGCTGCGAGATATGTTTGCCTTGTAGCACTCACCATTCGATATTATCTTGCAAGCATTCGGGGTCTTGTTCTGAGTACCCTTCTCAAACCAATCTTCAATGCCAATGCTCGCAGCATCAAACGTAATGTCTCGTGTACTCTCTGTAGTACCGTGCAATTTAGTTACTGAAAGCGTTACCTTTAGCATTTACTTAATGGTGTTTTCGTAAAGCAATGTTCTAAATTGTGTCAAGTCTTGCTCGCGGCCTTTCCACATCACCTGCAATCCTTCCAACTGCGCCTCATCCAACTTCCACAATTCTAATGGGTACTTAAATTCGTTTTGTAGCGTTTCCAATTTTTTGTCAAACGCATCTTTGGCTTCTGCATCAATAAATGCAATGTTGTAGCGCATCTTTTGAATGGTAGGTTCTTTGCCATCCTCTTCGGAGGGAATGGCAACTTCGTATGTCGGGTCTGTAACAAGGTCAAGAACCGGCTCGCCATCGTTCATCTGCAATCTGAAATACATGCCACCATCGTTTATCAATGTGTCATTCTCATCTTTCCCTTCGTAAACAATAAACTCAACAGGTTCGCCATTTTTCTTATTGAGCTTAGGATGCATAAATGTTTTAGTATATCTCAACAATAGTTCTTTCTCTTGTGCAATGTACTCGGAAAATGCCAAATCAAGTTGCTTGGTGTTCTTTTCAATCCAATAGTCCACTTTTGCGGAACGCTTTGGGTTGGTGGCTTCTAATGACCGGAATGTGTTTTTTAGTCCGAGTATCTCAAAGAATCCGTATTCTTTTGTCTTTGTATCGGCTATGCTTAGTTTTGCTAAATTGCTCATGGCGTAAAATTAATAAATTGTTTGGTTAGTAAAAGTGTTTAAAAAAGTCCGATGGCATTCCTTCTCCTCCATCGTTTGATTTTCTGCCTACGTTGCTTGTCTTTCTCCTTTTTCAGCATAGCCAGCCGCTTCTTTGTTTCCTTTGCCCAATCAGCTTTTTTCTTTGCTATAATGGCTTCTTTTTTTCTTTCACCAACCTCAATCTTTCTAATAACGCCTTTTAGCCTTTTTACTTTCGTAAAGGCCATGCCAGCGTTTTTTAGATACGGTTCTGTAAAAAATGAACGCATCTCTTTAATAAAAGCGTGCGAACCCCTGCGATTCATTATTTCTACATGAACGCCATTTAAAATAATTGGGTGGTGCATATTCACTAAGTCTTGAAGCGAGTTAAACATGGCATAGTAGTATTGAACAACAGTCAAAAAATCCATGCTTTCTTCTTGCGCAATTTCAATCAATAGCTGAATGTGTTGGCCCGGGACCTTCCCCTTCATAAATGCAATAGCGCCCTCTTGCTTGGAGCGGTATTTGTCAAATACGTAATGGTCGCGGCCAGCTATGTTCATTGGTTAGAACGGCAAGCCGTCATTATTTTTTTCTCCTTCTGAACTTGATGGCGAAGATGAAGCCGCACCTGTCGGTTTCCATGTGTTAAGCCTAAATTGGACGCTATCTTCTTTCCCTTTCAAAATGCTAATTCGAAGTTGCTTTTTCCCTTGGTATTCTGTCATGTGTTCTTTGTTTTCTGAACAGAACTGAAAGAAATCATCGGGCGTTACAACTAATTCCCCTAAAACAAAGTCGGGGGCGTTTCTGTTTGCGGGGAACGTCCTAAACCCCTGAATGTACTTTTTCTCGCTCATGGCTTGATTGTTAATTGTTTAATAATGTTTGCAAAAATATTGATTTTTTTTTAAAATGGAGTATCAGAGTAGGTATTTTTTGCTGAACTTGGCGATGAATATGCAATATTGCTGTCAATAAACTTTGATGTAGCTCCGTCAAACATCGCATTGGTGCTACCAATCTTGCCTAACCTGCTCTTTGTTACGATAAATTCAGTAACGTCTTTTGTACTCGTACCGTCCTCGTACATATCTATTCCGTGCAGTTCTGGCCTAAACACGAACACTATTTCGTTTGCATCTTGTTCGATACTACCACTCTCCCGCAAATCCGAATTTCTTGGCCGCTTATCGTTCCTTGGCCGCTTTTCTATCTCCCTACTCATTTGCGATAGCGCAACAACCGGTGCGTGGATTTCTTTACCCAACGCTTTTAGACTGCGCGATATGTACGATATTTCTTGCTCCCTATTGTTTATCCTTCCGTTATCGCCAACACTCATTAGCTGAATATAGTCAACAAAGCAGCCGCGTATCTTGTACTTGGAATACCACCCTTTTGTTATGGCCTTTAATTCACTAACGGATATGCCCGGTGTATCGCAAACGTAAATCGGCCAGTTTCTAACCTGTCTTTCAATTGCTTCGTAATGCTGCCATTCTTGGTGTGTAAGCGTCCCTTGTCTTAATTTGGTAATTTCAAGCCCGCTTTCCATGCTGATTATTTTAAGCACAAGTTCCTGTGTTGACATTTCTAAGGAAAATACGCCTACCGGAACCCCTCTTTTGGCGTTTTCCCTAACGCTTTGCAACATTAATGTCGTTTTCCCTTCCCCGGGCCTACCAGCGTAAATAATCAAATGCGTGTCGCAAAGCCCCATAGTCAATCGGTCTAACGAATAAACCCCGGTATGAAGCCCTATAATGTATTTGTCATCCCCCGTTCTTTGCGCTGCGGTTTTCATGTTATCGGTAAACTCCGCAACCGCGCCCATCCATGTTTCGTTTGCTGACGAGCGTATATCCATTATTAAATCGTTGAACCCGCTAATAGCAGTATCCAATAATTCAAATGGGTCGCAGGTATCTTGGTGGCACGATTTACCTATATCCAAAGACTTTAAAATAATAGACCGCTGAATCCACTTTTGCTTTACTATAAAACAATGTGATTCAATGTTGGCCGAACTTCCAACCAAGTTGCACAAGCGAAAAATATACTGCGGGCCACCTGAATTTTCAAGGTCTCCCCTTTGCTTTAGCTTTTCGGTTATGGTTATACAATCTATTTGGCTATTTTCTGACCACAAAGCTATACAAGCCGAATAGATTAGCTGGTGATGAGGCATGTAAAAGCAATCCGCGCTTTTAATAATAGATAAGGCGGTAGTTATTGCTTCTGATTCAATGATTATTGCGCCAAGAATCGCTTGCTCCGCATCTATCGCGGACGGCAAAACATATCCGGTTGTTTCGGTACTTAATGACGACATTATTATTTTTTGTTTTTTATAAGTGGTTGGTTTTCTACAAAGGTTCGTCAATTATCATGT